TTTGCCGGTTGTAAGCATTGATGGCGTATTCTAATATTGTTCTTTCCGTTAACAAGCAAGGTTGCCTTTTGTTCAGACATTACAAGAGGATATGTTACTACTGGCGCCAACGGGTCATCTTCTAACTGAGCCATAGCAATTCCCTTTTCTGAAATTATCTGAGCCCAACCTGTATATGTATCACCGGCGCCGAATAAAGTTTTTATTGTGAATTCGTTAATATAAAAAATTGGAATTCTTGGAGGGTGCTCCATAAGATGAATAACATACGGCGTAGGATATTTGCTTTCGCATTGTATATAATTATCAACATTCCCTGTTTCAAGGGTATGCGTATATACTTTTTGCGATTTTTTGAAAGGTTGAACTTCGATATTGAGCGTTGCTTTGTGCCAGCCTCTGAAAAAGCGTGTAAATTCTATTGCTTCTGTAATATAGCCGTCATATATCCAGTCAAGCTCATTCCCTACGACAAGCTCGCCACTGCCCTGTAGCCAATCTTTAATCTCATCAATTCTTGACGGGTTGAGAGCATTGATGTTAAACGACTTCACATAGCTGTCAAAAATGTATTCGCCTTCTTTCGAGTGCAGCGTTCCGCTTCGTCCGGGGACAGTTATTGTTTCAATTCTCTCTCTCGGCTTCACTATCGGCGGGTATTCACCAAGCTGGATATCAAAATCCCTGCTGTCTTTCCCGTTAAAAATAAAGAAATTTTTCATATTTTTACACCTCGTGCACTGAACATATCAACAAGCTGTTCAACGACCTTGCTTGCAAGATTGTTAATGTCGCTCTCATTGTTTACATTTACATTGTCAATTCTTAAGCCGACAATGCCGCCGACCTCTGTATTAGTCGTTGAGCTGTTATTTGTTACGCTGCCGCTTTCTCTTGACAGGGTGTTAATTGCTCTGTCGGCAGTCTGTTTTGCTCCGGCAAGTCTGCCTTCGACATTAAGGTTTGAAAGTCTTTCGGCACTTAACTGTAATCTTGCGCTGAGTTGAGGATTGATACCCTCAAATTGCTTTATAAAATCATCTGTAAGAGCTTCTGCCGATTTCATAAGCTCGGGGGCTTCCTCGTCAACGCCGACCTCGCCGCCTTGAACGGCAAATTTGAACAGCTGCTTTGTAACCTTTGAAGGAGATGCAATCTGCAATTTCTTTTTAATCCGGCTTATAAAACCGCCTGCAAGATTAGAAGCCTTTTTGAATAAGCTCGGCTCTTTTTCTTCAAGCCCGTCAAGCATGCCTTGAACAGAGTCAGTAGCGGACTTTTTCATTTTACGGGGCATATCGTCAAAGCAACCTATGAAAGCATCTAAAAAAGACTGCGCCTTACTGTTTACCTTGCCGCCGTAAAGCTCTGTGTTTGCCTGCATTTCGAGAAGCTCTGCTACTTCATCATCATTAAGCTCTTCGAAGCTTTTTGCTATCTGTTTATTTATATTGTCAATATCGCTTTGATGCTTTTGTCTGAGAGCGTTTTGAGTGTCCGCATCCCATTTCGCAGTGTCAGCCATATCTGCAGCATACTGCTGTTCAATGGTTTTACGCTCTTCGTTAAGCTCTATAATCTTCTGCAGGTGTTCATTTTCAGCGAATTCCTGGTCGTAATAACCGTTAGTAATTATTGTCAGCGTCTCGCTGTACTTATCGTTGGCAATTCTTAAAGCAGAGTCTTTAGCATTTCTTGCATCTTCGAGCTGTTTAATGTATTCCTGCTCGTTAATCGAGTGTTCATCATTGAAAGCCTGCTCTGCAAGCAGAATTTTTTCGTTGTACTGCTCATTGGCAAGCCTTATAACCTCGTCTTTGGCTTCCTGTGCTGTCTTGATAAGGTCCTCGGCGTTCTGCTTGCTGTAGTCTGTTTCGGTTTTTGCCATAGTCATGGCAGCATTCTGTCTTGCCCCGGCAAGCTCAAGCTCCTGCTCACTCAAAGAACGCATTAAGCCGAACAGCTCATTAAGCCTGTCAATTTCCGACTGTGTATAATCTCTGCGTTCAAGGGAAGCTCTCTGTGCAATGTCTGATATAATCTTCTGTATATCGTCAATTTGCTTTTCGACATCCGCTTTTGCCGCTGTGTTTATTCCGACTGCAGCGTCGCTCAAACCGTCTAACAGGTTTGTAGCTGAAGCTACAGCATCATCAAGCTGACCGAATTTGCCGCAGATGTTGTTGATTTCTTCGCCAAGCTCTCTCGTACCCTCGGTGCTCTGACGGTAAGCCCAGTACATTGTGCCTGCAACGGCGGCGGCAAGACCGAAGCCAACTATAAGCGGACCGCTTGACGAGAGCAGACCTGCAAGCCCTGACGAAGCACCTGCAAGCTCGCCCGTTGCGCCTGATGCGTTGCTCAAGCCTTTAACAAGATTTGAAAGCGGACCCGTATATGTACCCGCCTTAATCTGTGAGAATGTTTTAAGCGCTTTCGAGCCTGCGCTTGTTACCGAGCCTATGCCGTTGGTTACCTTGCCAAGCACCGTGACGGTAGGACCTGCAGAAGCTACAAACAATGCAAATTTTGCAATGCTCTTCTGCGTTTCGGGCGGAAGCTCACCGAACTTGTCAGCAAGGTCACCGACATGCTTTGCTATATCAGCTATTGTAGGTAAGAAATTATCGCCAAGCTTTACAGCTGTTTTTATAAGCTCGTTTTTTGCGTTTTCAGCTTTGGATTTCGTTGTTTCAAGCCTTTTTGATGCTTCTTCCTGTAAAGCATTACCGTTTGTCCATTCGCTGTTTGCGTCATTGAGAGCTTTGCCGAGGATGTCCTCGCTGCCTGCAAGAGCAAGCACAGCGTTTGACATTCTGACTTCTTTAATACCCATATCGGCAAGAATTGAAATTGAACTCTCGCCGAGCCTGTTTGTGTCATTTAAGCCCTTAATGAACATATTAAGAGCGCCGAGAGCGTCCTCTTCATAAGCTTTCTTGAATTCAGCAGAGCTTACGCCTGCAACTCTCGCCCATTTGTCAAGGTCCTTGCCGCCTTCTGCAACGGCAAGAGCTACCTGCTTGGAAAGTTTTGAAAAAGCAGAACCGCCCGCTTCCGCTTCGATACCAACCGAAGAAAGAGCAGTAGCAATAGCCATCATCTGAGGCTCTGTATATCCGACAACTGCACCTGTTGAGGCGAGCCTTGTCGCCATATTGACAATATCCGCTTCGGTTGTAGCGTAATTGTTACCGAGCTTAACTATAACATTGCCCAGGTCGTCGTACTTGTCGGCGCTCATTCCTGTTATATTTGCAAGCTTTGCAAGTGCTGTTGCCGCTTCCTCTGCGCTGAGGTTGGTGCTCATTCCGAGCTTAACCATAACCTCGGAAAATGCAAGTACATTTTCTTTGCTGATACCAAGCTGTCCGGCAGCTTCTGCTACCCCTGCAATTTCGTTTGCGGAAGTCGCAAGTTTGGTTGACATATCTAAAATGCTGTCGGACATTTCTGCATATTCGGCTTCGGTTGCTTCTACCGTCTTTTTTACGCCTGCAAAAGCGTCCTCATATTCAATAGCAGATTTTGCTGCAGCTGTAGCCGCTGCCATAATCGGCACGGTCAATCCTTTTGTTAAGGTCTTACCTGCGCTTTCAAGCCCGTCTCCTGCTTTTTTTGCCCTCTTCGAAAAATCCTCGAGCTTTTCAGCCGCCTGTCCTGCTCTGCTTCCGTGTTCGGCGAGAGTGTCATTTGCGTCTTTAAGCTGTTTTTCAAGGTTTTTAAGAGAGCTTTCTGCCTGAAGATATTGAGTTCTCAGACGGGACACAACCTCTTCGTCTATGTTTTCCTGCTCGGTTGCTCTCTCGTAAGCGTTTTTAAGCTCCTGTACTCTTTGCTTTTGAATTTCAATCTGCTTTGACAGGCTTTCTGATTTTACCTGCGCCTTGTCATAGGCTGTTGCATCCTTATTAAGAGCCGCCATTGCAAGACTTGTTTCTGCCTTAAGCTCTTTTTGCTGACGGGCGAGCTTGTCCATTTTACGGGTAAACTCCATCTCGCCGTCTATACCGAGTACAACTCTTAAGTCAGATTTGTTTGACATTTTTTCACCGCCTTAATATTAAAATCCGGGCACGCTGTCAATGTACCCAGCCTTGCTGTCCTGTTCATCTATTCCGAGCGAGAATTTAAGCTTCTGCTCTATAATTCTGAGTGAGCTGTTCAATATTTCATCATCCGTCATTTTAAGTACTTTGCGTGCAAGCTCGAAGTAGTCGCCCACTATGTCGCTGCTTTTTTCGTCTGCTTCAAGCGTTATTCCGTCAGGTAACTCTCTTTTCTCAAATAAGTACTCTGACAATCCTTTTGCTATTTTTTCTGTATATATAACAAGCCCGTCAACTTTGAATTCACTCTTGAACTGTGAGAATGTATATCCCTTATGCCCTGCTTTAACCGTTCCGTATAAAACAGCAAAAATTGCCCTGAATACGCCTCTTGACACTTCGTCGAGCAATTCTTCACCTGAAAGCTCAAATCCGTTTTGACGGCAATACTGCTCGGCATAACCGAGGGCTCTGTTGTTAAATACTAAACGGCGTGTATGACCGTTTACTTTAATTTCATCTTCATATACAATTAAGCTTGAAATTTTGGTTTTTTTAGCTTTTCTTCCCATTTCCGCTTCCTTTCCGCTCCCGGTGAAAGAGCTTCAGCTGTAATTTGAGATTTTTAACACTTAGGGGATAGCAAAAAGCTATCCCCTTTTTGTTGCAGTCAACTGCAAAATCAGCCATTATCCTGCGAAGAACTATCTTCTGCGCTTTCAGCTGCAGGTTCCTGAACCGCTGTAAACCAGTTCTGAATTTTGGTTGAGTCGCACTTTTCGTTGTCGGTACGCATTGTGTATTTAATGTTACCGTCAGACTCTCTCGGGTAGAATGTACCCTCGACAGTTTCTGTCTTGTAGGTTGTGCCCTCTCTCTTGTCTGTTTCTCTTTCAGCTGCGTTCGGCTTGAAAGAGCCTTTATAAAGAGCGAAATATTCAAAATTCACTCTGTCAGAAAGCTTTGAACGGCCTAAAAGAGCAATGATGGGCGGTTTATCGTTCTTTGACACAACAAGACCGCCTGTGCTGTCGATTCTGTGTCCGAAAATTTTAGCTCTTGCGTAATCGTCAAGCTGTGATGTACCGAAGCTTACGGTATATCCCGCAATCATTGACTCGTCGATTTCGACATTGTCGTCAGAGTCAAGCACACCCTCTTTTAAGATAGGTGTTAAATTAACGCTCAGAGCTCTTGAAAGGTATTCGGGTGTTGCATAAGCCGCTGTTCCGTCTTTAGGGTCGGCGGTAAGTACAGCAATATGTACATTGTCAAGACCTATCGGAATAGCGGTAATCTTACCTTTTACTCTCTCCATTTTTTACCTCCTAAAAAATAATAATTTCAATTTCCTTGTGATAGTATTTTGTTTCCTTCTCGTAATCCTCGAAGTCAAGCTCATAAGCCTTGCAGCCTTTATTTCGTGCAGCGGCAATGATTTCTGCAACTTTAGTGTCGATTTCTGACGCTTCATTCGTAAAAAATGATATTTTTACGGTTATATTGCTGATTTCGTCCTCGTCGTTGCTTTCAACCTTGAACTTTTCACCTGCACGCCTCCAGACAAAATACGCAGGCGGCTGTCTGCCGTCCTTGTCTTTGTCCCAGAATAAGCGACGGTAAGGAAGCTGCACTTCTTGAGATATTTCGTTTATAAGCTGTTTAATGTCCATTGCCGTCCATCTCTTTCTGCATTATCTCAACAGCGGCATTGACCGCTTCGTTGCTTACTCTTTTAACTGTGGGTTCCCAGAATGGTTTTGCCCTCATATCACTTCTGCCAAACTCTGCAACCACAAGCTTGTAAACCTGCTTGTCAGCGTCCCAGTTTTTAGAAGCTCTGGGGCTTTTCTTTGCTCCACGGATACCTCTCGGCATAAGCCATACTGAAGTTATTGTGCTGCCTGCTAAATGCTTTATTTTGCTTCGTTTGATAACCTCTTTTAAATGCTTGCCCTTGTGATTGGCGCTTCCGTCATAAGGAGCAGCTGCAATAAGCGCCGGTCTTATGACATTTGCCATAGCGTCAACAGCCTTCGGTGCTGCTGTCGGTACTGTTCGGGCAAGTCTGTCAAGCGTATTTACAAGGTCATCATTTTTGATTTTTAATTCAAAGTACAAAAGCTCACCCCGTCTCCGAGAGTGTCAAAAGCAGTGTTTTCGGGAATGTGTCATTCTTTTTCTGAATTTGTTTTATATAGTAGGTTTTTCCCTCTATAACAACGCTTTCAGTGCCGTCAAGCTTTATGCTCGACTGCGGAATTCTCACACACCTTGCAACCTCAACGCCTGCAAGCATTGCCGAATAAAAGCGGTTTACGCCAACAGTAAAGTCCGAAAAGTAGAAATGTGCTTTTTCAACCTGCGGCTCAAGCGGTGAAAAGAGCTGTAAAAGGCCGTCTGTGAACGCAACCTTTTCAGGTTCCTTCTTCTTCATCTCCGACACCTCCGAGCCTTAACGCCGTCAGCTCCTCAGAATAGTCAATGAGGAACTGACTGTAAGCGTCGCTGTTTAAATATTTGCACAAGTCAAATAAAAGCTGCTGCTCGGTGCCCGGAGTGTCAAAATCAAGCTCTCTGCCTGCCTTATCGTTAAGGATTTTTTCAGCTCTTTCTTCAAGAGCTGTAAGCCTCTGATTGTTGAGTGAGTCATCCCAGGTCACATTGAGCTCTCTTTTAATAATTTCAATGCTTATTGCCATTGTTTAACCTCCAAGCACCGTAGTATTATTCGCCGTCTGTATCAGCGGCAGCTGTAGCCTGAGTAAGCGGCAAAAGACCGCTGATGTCAAGAACGAGGAAGCAGTTATCGTCAACTGCTCTGCCTGTGCCGTACAGCTTAATCTTGTAAGTGGTAAGGTCCTCGAGGAACTTATACTCGTCGCTTGTCTCGATTTTGCCGCCCTTACCCTTGCCAAGACCGAACTTGTACATCTTGCCGAGACCGATTATTGCTCCGCCTTTGGGAACATCGGCGCACTGAATGAAGTTAGTCGGGAAAGGTACGCAGTCTGTCTGATAGAGACCGTCCTGACGAAGCATCGTCTTTGCCGGCAAAATTTTCTCAAAATAGTCAACAGGATTAACAATAAAGTCAACAGAGCTTATTGTTCTTGCTCTTCCTGTTTTGCTCGTTGCAAGCTTTGCAAGCAGTGTGCCGTATGTAACAGGGTCAAGAGAAGTTATCTTGATTGCTTCCTTGTCAGGATAGCCTGTTGTGCTGCTGACACTTACTCCGTCAGAGATGTCCTTCATCATACCGATAGGCTCGCCTGCAATGCCCTTGCCGCCGATAAGACCTGCATCAACACCGTAGCCGATGCTCTCTGCAAGACAGGTTCTGATGTACTTTTCGAGCCATACGGGACCCAGCTCAAGCATGTCGTTTGAAACATACATAAACGCTGTAAGCTTGCCGAGTGTAAGCTCAACAACTTCAACAGAGCCTTCAAGCTCCTTTGTGATAGCTGAATTAAGCTCGCCCCAGATAGCTGCCTGCGGACCCTTGGCATTGATAAGCAGCTTCATAAGTGCTGCCGTGTTCTGCGTGTCAACAATGTTGAGAAGCGGATGCGCTTCTGCAATGTCGTCAAAAATTGCGTTAACTTCCGTTTCGGGAAGTGTTGCGTTAAGACCTGCAAACGCCTTTGCGGGGTCTTCGCTCTTTGCACAGTCAATAACACTGTTAAAGTAGCTCTTCTCCTCGCTTGTGAGAACTCTTAAGCCTCTTGCTGCGAGAACGCTTGCGTCCTGTGAGAGTGTTCCTGCTGCCTTTGCCTGAGCCATAATGTCAGCTGATACAGACTCAACAAAGCTCTTGAGAGCTTCGCCCGCTGCAGCTGTGTTATTCTCTTTGACAGCAGCTTCAAACTGTGCAAGAAAAGCTTTTCTTGCTTCTTCGTTAATGATGTTGAAACTCATTTTTTAGCCTCCTTAATTTAACAAATTATTAAAAATGTTTTCGAAAACATTTAACGAACTAATTGTTTTTTCAGGCTCAGAAACATCTCCCGAACCCTCTGTTGCATTTTCACCGTTTTCCTCGGTGGATTCTGTAACAACTTCATTAGTTGAATTGTTACCGTCGGATATATCTTCCGAAGCAGCCTCTTCGCCGCTTTTCTTTGCTCCTGCATCTCTCTGCGCAGGTATTGCAACGAAACTGAATTCGTAAGCGTCAACTGCCATGTCAAGTCTTATACAACATATCTTGCCGTCATAGAGCTTGCCGACAGCGTGTTCACAGTTTGTTCCGTAATATGCGTTTGCTTCCTTTCCGCATATTGAGCAATAGCGTTTTTTCATAGAACAGCGAACGCTGACCTCTTTTTTAATGCCCGCTTCGATTTCGGCAATAAGGTCCTCATTCTTGGCAATTCGCAAAATATAGCAATGTGCTTCAAGATAGGTGTACTCTTCGCCAAGCGCTGTGAGCTTGTCCGCTTCGGTAATAACCTCAGTGTCATAAATACGGGAAATCTGATTGTCGGTCCTTGCCGAATGGTCCTTGATTCCCGTTTTGCCCTTAAACAGCTCAGCGAGCTTTTTGAGAGCATCAATGGTGAAAGACTCTGTGTCTCTGTCGACCTCGTTATCGCAAAGCTTTACCTTAAAGGTGAAAACCTGTTCCGCTGTTACGGGTGACAGCGTAAGCTCGTTTATTTTTGCAAGCTCCGCTTCGTCTGCTTTCAGCGCCTTTATGCAGGCGGATTTTAAAATGCTGTTGTCCATTTTTTATTCTTCCTTTCTTGCAGTCGACTGCAAATTTTCTATTCTTGTGAGGTTGAGTGACATATAATGCGCCTTGCTCCAATCGGTGTTAAGCGGTTCTTTTCCCTGCCTCTGTCTAACCTCGTCAATACTTACCGTTCCCGAGCCTATGAGGTTGTAGACCGCCGTGCCGTCTTTTATCAGCTCATCAACATCCCACGGGCGCACACTTACAAGTCTGATTTTGGCTGTTTTTTTGCCGAGATAATTGCTTCTGCCTATATGTTTGCGGTTTGCTTCCCTGACAAAAAAATCAACATATGTTTCGACACAGCCTTTATAAAAATCAGCTTTTAAATTGTCCGGCTCCTGTGAGGAGTGCATAAGCACATACGGCGACATTTTAAATGCTTCGGCAACTCTTGAATACACCTGAAAGGTCATTGAGCTTATATCCTCTGTTGAGCCTACATTTTTGTACTTGCCAAGCTCTTCATAGCTTTGATTTTTTTTGAGCGGCAATACAGCGTTGCGGTCCTCGTAGAATTTTCGAATTGTTGCATTGAGGTTTTCATTCTGCTTATCTTCGGCATCTTTGGTACCGGTACCGTGAGCTTCAATTTTTAAAATTCCCTTCTGATAAGCCGAATTTTTAAACTTTTTACCTGCAGCGTCCAGAAGATTTTGAAATTCAAGTGCCGTCTGTGTAAGCAGCCTTTTAAGTTCAATATTATCCAGCTTGAAATAAAGCACTTCAGAGGCTTTATATTCATACGGAAGTATTGCTCCGTTTTTCTCAATGTTGTAAAACACGGCCTGTCCGAAGCCGCAGCTTTCCTTATCGCTTTGAAAGCTGTCCGCAATAAAATGCTCGTTGCCTACATCAACGCAAAGAGCTTCGCCGTCAAGTGCAAGTCTGAGTACTAAATCATATAAGAATTCCTGCTTTGACTGATTTCTGTTCGGCTCGAAATTAAGGGCAAACCAATCTTCGTTTTCTTCTCTTTTGCCGTTTACCTGAAATTCAAACTCATACCTTGACATAGCCGAGCTTATAATCTGAACGGCGTTGTAAAGTGCAAATCGATATAATGACAGCTCTGTCATTTTTTCGCCTGCTATGACTTCGAAATTCTTTGAGCCGAATACTTCTTTTAAAAAATCTATAATCTTCAAGTTCTCACTCACCTCAACAAATAATTACATCTAACAGTTCACCGTCATCCTCGTACTCCGGCAACATGTCAATAACGCACATTCCTGCGACGAAGCACATAAACAAGTCCGTTTTACGGGACTTAGGCTCGATTTTTTCAAAAATTTCATTGCCTCTTTTGTCGCCTATGGTCCGTTTTGTATTCCTTGCACACCACCTGAACGGCGGATTGTCACCGCATATGACCTTGCCGTTATCAAGCGCAGAGCAAATAACAGGGACTGCTCTCATAATGTCTGACGGTCTTATAAGAAACAGGTTGCCGTCTTTACCGCTGTAAAAACCTAACAGGTCAAGCTGCTTTTTAAGAATTGAATAACGGTAATAGTCAAGAGCGCAGGCGGTGTATTCAAGGTCGTTCTCTTTTCGTGTCTCTTCCGCCCAGTCAATAAGCTTTTCGGGCGGTATGTCCTGCCCGTCTACCCACTCAACAAGTCCCATCTTTGTCCACTGTTCAAGCGGAGCTTTTATTCTCGGCAGGTCGGGGTTGCCTTTTAATATAAAGAGCTTGCAGTTGAATTGAACCTTATCGTCCTGTCTTGTAATAACACCTGCTGCGGCCCAGTCACGCCTTGAAGCATAGTCAAAGCAGAGTATTGCTTTTTTGCTTTTGATGCTTAACAAATCCTGCTTCGTTTGTAAAATACATTCATTCGACGCAACGCACTCTTCCTTTTGCTCCTGCGGTCTGTTCATACGCTTAGTCATAAAATCAAGATTGCGTATCGGGTCATTTTTATAGTCTTCATACTCCATACGCATTTGATTTAACAGCGTAGGCATATACGGTAAGCTCGGTACGGCTTTAACCCAGTTGCGCTCGTCATGTACCTCGTCGTCACTGTCGAGCCTGTACCACATTGGCAATGTTCCGTTGTCACCTATAAGACCTGAAAGAATGTCGGCGGCATTGCTCTTGTATTCGTCAAGGGTTGCGCCTCTGACATATCCGTCAGTTGAAAGAAAAGTCCGTCTTGGATGTGCTTTTTTGCCTAAGCCCGAAGTGCCGACACTTATAAGCTTGTCATTTTCATAGGCGTGTATCTCGTCAAAATCCACCTTACCCGGTCGCCCTGAGTCTTTAGTTTTGAAATTGGAAGTGCGGTAACGGTAAGTGCTGCCCGTTTTTAAATTTGTTATTTTTTCCTTATTCCAATAAAAATAATTTTTAAAATACTTCGGGTTGCCGTTCAGCACAGCGTAAAGCTCGTCAAAGGTGGTCTTTGCCTGGTCTTCGCTCATGGCAAATGTGTCTATGTGATAGTCTTTTATTCCGTTTACCGGCGTTAAAAGACTGAAATCTTCAAAGCTCAGAAATCCGTTTTTTCCTGTGCCTCTGCCGCAGAGCAGCCAAAGCGTAGGAAATCTCAAAAAGCCGTCTGCTCTGTATAAGCAGTTGTGAAGAGTGAAAGCAAATTTTTCCCACTCGAAGAGCGAAAAAGGAAAGTATCTTTCGAATTTGAAATATTTTTCAGCTTGCTCTGTGTCAAGGAAAAGTTCCTCTTCCTCGAACACTCTTTTAATCATTGCTGAAAGCTGTTTAATTTCTTTGTTCACGGGCATATAGTCCGTGTCAATCATTTCAATATAGTCGCAAACAGGCTTGTAATTACAACCCTTCATCCTCATCCTCTTCCCCTGTCGCCTCACTCGTTGTCAGGTTCATTTCTTTGAGAATTGCAAGCATTTGCTTTGTAGTGTTTTCAAGCTCTTTGATTGCGGGATTTATAACAGATTTTGTAAGCCCCGTTGACATTTTTTCGTCATAGCGTATGCCACGCTCGTCAATGTCGATTTCTAACTGCTTTTTTATTCCCCAGAGGGTGATGTATGTGTTTATAAGGTCGTAAAAGTGCGGAACATCAGCGCCGAGCGCCCTCAGCTGTGTCTCAAGAGAGCTTTTTATTTCCGCTTTCTTTTTTTCAATTTCCCTTAAAAGCGTTCTCTTGCTCTTAGGTCTTGCCAAGCTAATCCCACCTTTCTTCGAACTTGGATTTTCTGTATTCTTCAGGGTGTTCTTCACGGTGGCAATCCTTACAGAGAGCTTGCATATTACTTTCAGTCAATGCGAGTTCGGGGTACTCTCGCAGATGCTTTATATGATGCAGTACTTTCGCTCTTTTATATTTACCCTTAGCCCAGCATTTTTCACAGCGATATTTTTTTCTCCGCATTACTGCCGCACGGAAGCTTTTCCATTTGTAGCTTTTATAAAATTGCCTTATGTCCTCAAAGCTCAGAACATAATTTCTTGTGTCTTGTTCATTCATAATAAAAAAAGGGAAAGCGCCGAGGGGGCGGTAAATCCCTCGGCGCTCCTTGCGAAAAGGAGATATAACTATGGCTATCCGCTTCCCTTGCTTACAAGGTTAGCAGAAAACAAGTGCCCCTTTTTCACTCACTTTATTTTTTTTAAAATCAAAAATGCTCTTTTACGGTATTGATAAGCCTGATTTACTCCGCAAGGCATTTTCTGTATGCTTTCATTTCGGGTGAGGTTGCGAAGCAACGGCTCTAACATCCCCGGTTGACCCTCAACTGCAATAGTAACCGCTGTATGTATAGCCTTAATGTCCTTTTCAAGCCTTTTGTATTCGGCTCTTCCCTCTTCGCTCGTATCCTTTGCAAGCTTTAAAAGCTTTGCCTGTTTTTCAGGGTATGAAAGACAGAAATATTTAAGCTCCAACGCTTCCTTTTTTCCAATGCCGTAATCCGACATATCAATCTCGTGAAATTGCTTCATTCGCTCACCTCATATTCAAATATTTCATAATCACCTTGCTTGCCTCTTCCCAGCCGTAGCTGACCGCCGTGGCGTATCCCTGTGCCGAAAGGTCTGCAAGCCATTCTTTCTGTTTTTCAGTCGGCTTGTTTTTTCCTGCCTTCATTTCAATATACAAGCCGTGATATTTTCCTCTTGCAACGGGCAGACAAATATCGGGCACTCCGGCTTTTAGTCCTTCCCTTTTCATTTTGGCGCCCAGAGCCGCTGAACGCTTTCCCTCATTCGGTATATGGTAAAGAAGCTTAAGCTCTGGGTTCTGTCCCACCTGCCATGCCGCCCACCTGAACAGACATTGCTGTTCAACGCTTTCCGAGGCTGTTCTGACCGCTTCGCTCATAACACAAGACCTATAAGCCACAGCAGAACGCTAATAAGTTTAAACTGCAAATAATGTATAATTACATACAGTGCTACAAATATCAACACCGTCAATGCTGTAATAACAGCTTTATGATTTTTCATTTTCGCTGTCCTCCGCATTTACAAGACGGCGTATGTATTCTGTAACATATTCAAGCTCTGTGAGAAGCTTCTCGCTCTTCCACCTTAACGGTGTTATAATTGCTTTCAGCTCAAAGCCACGCTTTACATATATGTAATTATCTCTCTTGTAGAATTCACAGTCGGGCGGCAGAGGCTTTGCATATGCTGAAAGAAACATAAGCAACTCGCCGTCCTCGCTTAAAAGCGACTTTATTTCTTCGCCGAATTCAAGCTTCAGCTTCAACGGCTTCGTGATGTAATCCCTGACCGCTTCGTTAATATCGAGCGTGTCCACATCTTCTTCTGAAAGGTAGTGAATAAGAATGTCCTCTCTCTTCTTTTCGGGAATGTTGAATACGGCGTATATTCCCTCTTCGGATATTCCTGCAAGCTCGGGAACAAAATAAATTGCCGAGCCTGTACCTATCCACGGACCGTTCTTTGTGAGCAGTACACGAATTGCACCCGCTTCTTTACATAAAGCCGCTATTTTGTTAATCTTCATTGTTCTGCATCTCCTTTATATTGATTTTTTTAGCCCTTTTTACATAAGAGTTTATTCTTTTTATATTTTTCTTCTTTGTCCTGCCCTTACCGTGTAAAGCAAGGTGCTGAACCTTTGAGGAAATTGGAACTCCGAGGCAATAGGCAGTGAATATTTGAAATAAAATGCTGCTGGCTTCAATTTCACGAGCTAAACCCGTTTTTTTAAATTTGCTGCTTAAAGCTTTCGTTGGCATAAATATCACTATTTTTTGCTGAATAAGAGGTATGTCATACTCACGCTTCCACATAGGCAATTCTAAGTCCTCTGCAGTTTTAAAAGGCTCAATGCTTTTTCCGTCAGGCATACAATACAGCTCAGTCATAATTTTGCCTCCGTTATACCGAAAGAACTTTTGAAGCTTCGGTGAATATCTTTGCAAAGCCTGCAATTTCGGTAATTGCGGCTCTCTCTAACTGACGGTCAATGAGCTTGTCATACTCCGTCATAATGCCGCCTGCCTGTACCATTTCGAGAGCGCAGCCCTTATCAAGTCCTAAAAGAGTACCCTCTTCAACGGCTGTGCTCTTGAGAAGCTTTGCGCCCAGCGGTGTAACAATTTTACCTGTGCCGTGGAAATCAAGACCTGCATAAGAGTCCTTCATCTCGCTGAGGTTAAGAATTTTTGCCGCAACATCGGGTGAAGCGACAATGGTATTAAGCTCATACGGGTCAAAGCTGTTCCAGAAGGATACAAGGTCGGCGTATGTGATAGTGCCTGCTGTCTGAACATCAATTTCTTCTGCAGGGTTCTGGTTGCCGTCGCCGTTTACAATAACGCTGACTGCGTCGCTGAGCTGAGTTCTTGCGATATATGCGCCTATCTGCTTAAGCATAACGGTGAAAAGGTCAAGTCTCTGGAAACGAAGTGCCTCGTATGAAGCTACAAGCATTTTACCTCTCTTTTTGAGTGATACAAGATTTGATTGTAAGGTAATATTAGCCTCGGGAATTACCTTTTCCGATGCTGCGGGAGCAGATGTGATTGTACGGTAATCCATACCGTTGATATTTGTTCTCGTAGCTACAATAAGGTCGAGAAGGTCTGCCTCCTCCTTACCCTTCCTGACTGCTCTTGCAACATACTCGGGGAAAAGCGCTGCGCTGTCAGAGGTTTTGAAAAACTTTTCAATAGTGTCGCTGCCTGCGCCGCTTACCTTGATGTTAAATCTCTTGAGCTGTCTTTCAAATGCGTCAAGTCCTTCAAGGGAAGTTCCCTTGTAATTTTCTGACGGGTCAACGCTTTCAAGCTCTGTAAGAAAGCCTCTGCCCGTGGTATAAAGTCCTTTGTCAAGTTTAATATTTTCAAAAATTGCCATAAATTCACTCCTTTTTCAAATGCTTAAACACTTTCATCTTTTGCCGCTTCGTCTTGAATTGCTTTGAGCAAACCGGGCAACGCTTTTTTTCGTTGCCGTCCCAGATTAAAGGCACCTTCGTTTTGCAGTACGGACAATTCATATACCCCCAGACGGGCTTATTTGCCATTGTTATATCACCCTTCCTTATGCACTGAACTTAAATTTTTTTGAGGCTTTTCTCTTCCTTGAAAAATTTAATTTTATGTTCTATCCAACTTAGTCTTTTGTTTAATGCAATAAAAATTTCAGTAGTTTCTTCTTTTGAAAGAGTCCAGCAGCAAATTGCTCCGTTTTCGTCTGTATATCTTAAGCTAATGTCTTTGCCCAGTGATAAATCCTTAATTTGTTTTTTTAAATTGTCATATTCATAAATCAACTCAGATATTTTTCTTGCTGAATCAATAGTCATTTTTTGTCACCTCTCTTTCGCAAGCGCAATTAGTTTTGCAATTGCTTCTTCGACGGTTACCCCGCCGGTAGCTGACGCTAAAGTTTGTAAGCGTTGGGCCATTTTGTCAGCTGTAAACTCGGCAAGCTCAGGATTGGGAAAATTTATTGTTGTTTCTTCAAATACCGTGCCGTCTGCTGCGTGGAGCGTTGAAATTGTTGTTTCGTATTCTGTGCCGCAATATTCGCATACACCGCCTTTCAGAACAGCGCCGCAATTTATACAGTTAGTCATTGAGAATCACCTCTCATTTTTAGAGCCGCATTTTTCGCAATAATTAGGCACTTGGTACCCGTCCGTGACATCTATTTCATGGTTGCAAATACTGCACGCATATCTTAAGCCCTTAAAAGGACGAATATTTGTTCCGCAGCGGTGTAACACATCCCAATGCCCGTGTTTTATAGGCACCGTTGTTTCACGGCATAATTTCAAAAAGTCAGCTTTGGATTTTTCTTTTATCTTTTCTGCAAGCACAGGCATTTCGTGTGTCCAAACAGGACGGCCGACTAACTCGGCAACATAATTATAAAATATTTGAAGTTTATCACCTGTCAGCATTGCTACACCTGTAAACGCCATTACTATGGCTTTTTCTCTGTCGGTCATTTTAACTCCTCCACATAACACCAGCTCTGCGGCGGGCGAGTTATCGGTGAATAGCAAGTTGTATCAAACGGAGCAACACAATCATCTTCAAGTCCTGCTGCTTCAACACCTCTTTCAAAATAAGGGCATTTTTTGCATTTAAGTCCAGCATCGCAATCGCCAATTTTTACAAACTCACTCAACTCTTTCGGCTTGTCGTAAATAACAAGGTCAGAGATGTGATGGCCGTAAATGTCGCCGCCTGCGGAATAGCTCTCTAACTCTTGCATTGTCAGGCAAGTCTGATGTAACCATTCATCAGATATTATTGAGCTTCCCCAGTTTGTTCTGTGCACTAATTCTAAGTGAACATCCCTCAACGATGTTCCTATATGCGCTAAATGGTCAATCTCATCACACACAAATTCGCCTACGACTTTACCGTTAACCTTATTAAAGCAAATTGCAGGCGCTTCTACCGTTCCTTCCCATTTAGAACGGAATAACTTTTGACCTTTCGTTTTTTCTTTCGTGCAATAAATATAAAACTTAAACGGCGGTTCAAGCTTCGGTCTGGTCTTTCTTACCTCAATAGTCTTTTCACCGTTTGCAATAAGCGCACACCATTGCGGCTTAATTGATGTTAAAACAGCTTTTGCCATAATTACTCCTTCCCCGGCGGACAGCGAAATTCAGTCACGAGCGAAAATAAATATATTCTCACCGCCGCCCGCCGTTGTGTTTTTATTCTGTTTTTGCATCTGTCAGATACGCAGCTACTATATCCTTTTCGCTGAATACAGCAACTAACATACATTTTGAGTTATAGACTTTAACTATTCCGTCATCCTCGTGCATTTCAGCGCACTCTATATTGGCATAATTACCGTCTTTAAAGCGAATTATTATTCTTTTCACAGCTTCACCCCACAAAATCGAACAATGTCGGAGCGTCGAGCTTGCTTTCAGCTTCCTGCAGGTACCCGACACCGTCACGGAAATAGTCAGCGCTCAGCTCACAGCCGATACCGTATCGGTGCATCTTAACTGCCATATACGGCACAGTCATAAGTCCGCCGAAGGGGTCGTAAACTGTTTCGCCCTCGGAAGAATAGCGGTTGATAATACGCTCAACAATATCGAACTGTAACGGGCAAATGTGCATTTCCGCTTTTCGCTGACTCTGAGTAGTGTTGAGTGTCCTCATTCGGTTAATATCATCCCACACCGTAGCGTCCCAGCTTGCAGGTGCAATTACCATAAAAGCGGCGGGCAGCTTGTTATCTTTGTCAAGCTCATTTGCAATTTTGACATGTTCTTCGTAGCTATAAACATTCTCACGGGAAAATGCTCTGTATACCTTCTGCAGCTGTCCGACCTCAAGCTTTTTAAGCTCGTCCTTTGAAAGCAGTCTGTCACCCGAAGAGCGCCAGAATGCGTGAGCGTCTAATTGCCATTGACCTCTTGTATAATCTTCCTTGTCTTTGACAACAGGCTTGTCTGCATAAGCCTTAGAGGTGTCGCTCGGCAGTTTTCTGAAAAGCAATATGTATTCAGGGCAGCCGACTCCCATTTTTGTGCCGTCCTTACACTGTTCAGTCCAGCCAAGTCGGTAGGTCTGATTGTTTTCTCTTACAACATCTGTAACAACTGTAATCATTCCCATATACTGAAAGCCGTGGCGCATAAAGTGCGTTATAGCGTCGGCGTGAAACGGCTCTATCGTCGGCATTCCCGTTCCTGTAGCGTTACCGAACAGCACACGGTCTTTAATATGGCAAGCAAAAACTCTGCCCGGACGGAGTACCCGAAGCAACTCGGGACTTAAAAAGTCCATCTGCTCAAAGAACTTGCCGTCATTTTCATTGTGTCCGAAATCGTTGTAATTTGCCGAGTATTCATAGTGATTTCCGAAGGGAATAGATGTGCAAATCAAATCAACGCTGTTTTCGGGCATATTTCTCGTTTCCTCAACGCAATCGTTAAGAATTGCCTTGTAGTGAGCACCTAATACTTCCACTCTCTCAACTCCTTTTCTTCTCTGCATAACATTAGTGTACTCAATGTTAAGTCCGTATTCTTTTATGATATTGCTCATTGTCTGCTGAAGCTCATTGTGCCGCTTCCACTTGTCCATAAGGTCGTTGTATACACCCTCTTCCGCTTCGGTAAAGATTAGGTCAATAACAACCTTTTCTGTCTGCAAAAAGCGATATATGCGGTGTATTGCCTGTATGAAATCATTGAACTTATGGTCGATACCGACAAAGATAGCTCTGTGACAGCCTTTTTGGAAGTTGCATCCGCTGCCGCTTATGCTCTTTTTTGTTGCGAAAAGCTGAGTTTTGCCCTCTGCAAAATCCAATAACCGCTTACGGCGTATTTCCATATCAAGCGAACCGTAAATATCAACTACTCCGCTTATCTGCCGCTTGATTTCCTTGCGTTCCTCTTCCAAGTCGTGCCAAAGTATATAATGCTCATCAGGCGACTCTTCAATTATTCGCTTTGCTTCTGCAACTCTTGCCTTGATTGAGAGGTTCTTTTCCCTTGCTTCTTCCATAAGGGACTTATTAGCATCTAACAGCATTTTCAGCTGTCCGTCTTTTTCCGAGGGAAGCTCGTCATAATTGTTGGTTATGATATGCTTTCGCACCTCAAGCGGCGGCAGGTCGTATCCATCGTCAGAAAATCCGAGGTCAGACGGCTTGGTTATGAACAACGCCCACGAAGCCATCCACAGCCAGAATTCCTTTTCACGCTTAGGATAGAGCGTTAAGTTATTCGCTTTTGTGCTGTCACGCTTGAAGAAGCGTGTTAAAGCCTGACCTGTGTCCATAATTTCAAGGTAGCCGCCGTAATGAATAAGCTCTTTGTATCTGTTCGGAGACGGGGTCGCCGTATTTACAAACTTGTATTTAACACCCTTGAATTTTTCAAGGAAAGTCTGATAGGTCTTGCTGCCGAATGAACGAAGCACAGAAGCTTCGTCAAGCGTTACTGCGGTAAACTGCTTAACATCGATTTTATCTTCCCGGACAGACTCATAATTCGTTATGTATATCTGCGCAGGTCTTTTTTTGATGTCGCCGTCGCTCTGTACAAAGGTAGGTCTTTCCATTTTGAGCAGGTTTTCTGCATCTTTATTGAATTCGAGCATTACATCAAACGGTGCAACAATTAAAGCCTTACCGCCTTTGTGCACAATGATTAAGCGTAATATCTCAAGTTGAATTGCAGTTTTGCCGAGTCCGAAGCTGGCAAAGATAGCCCTGCGCCCGCCTTTAATTGCCCATTTGACCGCCAAGCGCTGATGAGGCTTTAATGCTTTGTTGATTTCCGCTTCGTCAACATCAAAGCCCGACTTCGGCGCAATCTGTATTTTTGAGTTTATAAATTCTTCGTAGGTCATATCTTACTTTTCACAGCTTTCTTTTATTTTTGCGCAAAGCTTTATAACTGCCCCTCTGAACTTGTCGCCCTGTTCCTCAGGCATCTGTGAAATAATGCTTATAAGCGAATTAAAATCCTGCTGAATTGAATTTATATACACCATAGCTTCCGCCGATGCGCTGTCCGACAGCTCAAGCTCTTTCTGCAACTGTTCAGTGTGTCTTTGGCTTGCTTCAATCTGATTTTTAAGCAGGTCAATTTGTTCCTTTGCCTTTTCTTCAGCTTCCTTTGCCCCTTCTTCATGAGCTTTTTTGCGTTCCGCTTCGAGCTTCTTGTTATGCTCGGCGGCAAGCTTGTCCTCGATTTCTCTTTTAAGCTTCTTTTTATCGACAACCGGCGCAGGCTCAGCCTTCTTTGTCTTTTCGGCGGCAAGCTCTTCTTCAAGCTCGGTAATCTTTTCATTAAGCTCCTTGACCGCTTCGCTATCTTCTGCTATTTTGTTGCCGCCTTCGATACTCTGAAGCTTGGCAATTTCTTTATTAAGCTCGTCAACCTCTGCCCAAGCCTTATCACGCTCGGCGACAGCGTCGTTAAAGCCGTATTCCTGTTCCTCATAATCTTTTAGCTCTTCCTGCAGCAGGCGTATCTGCTCACCTTGGTTTTTGTTTTCTTCAAGAAGCTTTTTGATTTCTGCAACGGACTTATCCTCTGCCTCGCCGCTTGCAAGAAGCTCCTGTCGGTCCTCGGCGTTCATCTGAGCTATTAAGCTGAGCTTTGTAATGCCGAGCGTTGCATTCGACTGCAAAACCGTATCTCCGAGCTTTTCATAGGTGCTTATGTAGGTATATGCCTGTCTTGCTTTTATGCCGACGAGCTTTTCCGTGTATTCGCCGAACTCGGAACAGCCGAGCTCTTCATAAAGCTTACGGTCCCGCATGGTTTTTAAATCTCTGCACATGGCTACCATACTGTTGGCAGCCATTTCGGCGTTGAGCATAATACTCTGATGAAGCTTTACTGCTTCGGCCTGCGTTTCGCTCATAGCAGTGTTGATGTTAATTATCTCTTTCATTTTTATACTCCTTTTATCTCAACTATTGCGTTTACAAAGCTTGCTGTAAATGTTGCAACTGCAGCATCGTCTTTTATAAATACAAATCTGCAGTGTCCGCCCTTTTCTCTGATGAACTTGTAACCGTCAGCAGAAACGACAAAAAGTTTTAAGTTAGTATAAATGCTGTAATTTTTCATGATATAATCTCCTTTTTATTTATGCTGCTTTAACAGCTTTTTTCTTTGATTTTAGCAACACAATGTATTTAAGCCACATATCAATAAACGACCGCTCCACTTTGTCAGGATTTCTGTTTTTAAGTCCGTGCACCTGTATAACTTTCTTTGTCTTATCGTTAATTTCGACGGTAAGCAGCGGCACATCTTCTTTTTTACAGAGTCTGATAAATAAAATAGTGGTTTTTCCGTTTACATGTCTGTCAGCATAACCGCCGACGCAATGATGTAAGGTCTTACCTTCCTTGACAATGTGCGAGGCACCCAGAGGAACAACAACTTTGTAAAACCCGTTTTCAAAACTATACATATCGCACAGTTTTTTATATCTCTTGGAATACGGATTGCTTTTGTCCTGCAAGCTTTCTTTTTCCCTCTCTATTTCAAGCGCATTACTTATTGCAACCGCTTCGTTATGCGCAAGCTCTAAATTCTTTGGGAACAGAACATTGTGCACTGACAGGTCAAATTTTATCTTTTCTGCGGTTTCAACATAATCAAGCCACAGAGTAACATCTGACACCTTCATCCTGCTTTTGCTGAAGTATTTTATAAGCTCTTTTATTTTCAAACCGTATTTTTGCAGAGTCTTTAAAAATCTGTCCCTATGCTGAACATTTTCGCAAATCCACGAATACTGAATAACTGTTATTCCCGGCAACAGCCGTTTGTATTTCATATACTCGGATATTCCGTATCTCTTAAGCCTTCCTTCGCTTCGAAGCTCTTTAATTTCCTGCGTGCTTAAAGTTTTAAAAAACTTAAACGGCGTTTTAGCCTGCCAATCAAAGAGAGTATGAGCTTCAATGCCGTCACGAAGCATAAAAAACACAAAATCGTCATAGCCCTGCTTAGCTAACCATTCAAGGCTCGGATACTTGGCAAAACGGCAAAGAGCTGTACAGTACGGGAATTCAATACCGCCGTAATAAGGATATCTGAACAGTTCTTTATACATGTCAACATAACAATCAGTGATTTTCTTGTCATCATAGTATTGCAGAAATGTATTTTTCAGCCTGTCGTCACCGATAGTTACATAGCCTCTTTTCCAGGCTGTTGTGTTATACCACCAGCTTTTTATAAAAGGCTCTTTTATCTTTTGCTCTTCAAACTGATGTTGTCTTGACCACGGGTTTCGAATAAAGCAGCGTTGCTGATTCGGGGTTATGTAGTATACAGCGTTTACTTCGTATTCGGGATTAGTTGTATAATCCATATACTCGCCGACAGGTACCGCAGAGCCGTATTTGCGATAATCCTTTGTTGACCACACATATAGCAGATAAACCTCATTTTTACTGACAGGCTTAATAAATACTGCTCTTTGATATTCCCATAATTTTCGACAACTGCGGGCTATGCCTTTATGCTTCTTGTGTGCCAATCTGCCGCATTTCGGACAATGTACATGTTGGTTATGTCCTGCATCTAAGAATACCCTCTGCTCCGGCGTTACCGTTCTGTCAATATAAGATACTTCGAAGCTCTCGTGACAGCTCGAACAACTGCAGTGCTGCACACCGTTTATTTCCTTGTAGAATATATACGGAATATAGCATTTGTTAAGCTCTTGTATATCTTCATCGTCAAGCTCGGGTGCGTGCTTAAGAATAGCCTCCTGCGTTTTATATTCTTTCATACCGTCACCTTCAGTCGAACAAATCTGTCAGGCTTAAGCTTATGGTCTTTGCCGCAGGCTTGTCCTCTCTGACCGAACCACACAGGTCTATTGTCATTTGCATTTCAACAGTAGCACCGGGGAAGTAGAACTCAACAGCCCTGCGGTAAACGGTAATGTCTGAAATAGAAGCGTTTGACTTTGACGCACTCTTCACTGCCGCTTCGCAGCAAGCCTCAAATGTCTTGTCGCTCTGAGCCACCGCCTGAGCGAACTCTCCGTCCTGCATACAAAAGCCTATTAGAGCTTCTGCAGTCTCTTTGTTTACCGCTTCGGCATACTTGTTTTTAAAACTCTTCGCCGACTCTTTCCGAATTTTCGTTATTGCTTCGACCTTGAATTCTTCATAATTTGCCATAGTTGTTTACTCCTTTGATTTTTAAATGTCGCTTGTTTTTCAAAAATAAACTCCCCGTTTTTAAAGGGTTTATAACAAGCTTGAATTTTCAGAAAATTGCAATTATAGATTTTTATTAAGATGAAAAATTTTCTATAAAAGCTCGTTTTTGCCCTCAACCGCTTCGGGCCTTAAAAATATTTTTTTCTTATGTGCGACCTTTTCCCTTTTGTCTAAAGGGGCTTCGGTCGACAGTACTTTTGTTTTTTGAAAAATTTTTAACTCGGGGGTCTGTTTTTCATTTGCCGTGCCCTTCCTGAAGCTGTAGTAAAGGCTTGCAAGCCGCCATAATCAAGATTACAAATTACATCAAGCTTTGCTGTCTTTTTGCACAGCTTAACAGTTAAATATCTTTCGCCGTATTCTGAATTATCATTAGGTTGACAGCTAACAAAATAGTAATCCTTATAGCGTTCTTCCCACATTGTCCTGTTTTCAAAATCATCCCATAAACGATTGAACACTTTAGCTGATACTCGGCGCTCCTTGGGTGGAGGCGGTCGGCGCAGGTTGCGTGTGTGGCTGAATGTTTTAAAAGTGCAGCGAGAGCTTGTCCCGTCCTCACTCAGAACGGCAGACTTGACAAGATATTTGCTTAACCCTTCAAGCCCATGTTCAGAGAATTGCAAACGGTCACTGTCGCAATAGCCCATTCCCCAACAGCGTTCAATGTCTTCCCTCGGCACTCCGCCGTTGATAATAATGTGATGGTGAAATCTTCCGTTCTGCTCGCCTTTCTCAAGAATAAGCATTGCCTTTAATTCTTTACCGTTGCGCCGATATAACCGCCTTAGCCTTGCAATAAAGTTGCGTCTGTCTTTCAGTGCCGTAGCTTCATCAGGCGGCAAGAATGCAGGCGAGTATGTCGGGTGTATTATGTAATCAGCGTTGGTGAAATTCTCATGCGCCCACTCATAGATTGCACGCTCACGGTTGCGCTGATTTACATATTCCTGAGCTTCGCTTGTAGGCTTGCTTTTTTTACTGCGGCTACGGCGGGGCGGGTCTTTGAACGGAACAAAGTCAACCTCGAGATAATCACCTGCATAATGCTGTAGCTCTCTTATACTCATTTCCTGTCCTCGTTTCTCTTGCGAGCGAGGTATGGCATATCACAATAGAGTTCATTTATCTGCGCTGACTCCGACTCGAACACTGCGTTATAAAGGGCCGCTATCAGATAAGCCTGCTGACTGCGCACGGGATAATCAATTTCACGGAAGCGTTCAATTACATGGTTAAGCTCCTGTTGTCGAATTAAAGCAAAGACCTCTTTAATTTTGGAAGCGCTGATAAGCTCTTTATTTATTCTGTACTTAACATTGTCAGGCTTGTTCATAACCTCTGCAATAATCTTGCATAGCTGATAGTACAGCTGTTCATCAAAAGGATTTTCTGTAATAGCCTCGTTGAAGTCGACTTGCAGCATTACCAGTTTGAGCCGGTCATCAAATGACATGACTTGACTTGACTCTGACTGTACAGCAGATAACATTTCCTTTTTGTCATTCATGGTTTTTCACTCCTTTTTAAAATGTGCGTTAAGTTAAGAGATATATACAAGCCCCATAACGGCAACCGCCGTTTTGTTTTAAAAAGCTTGATAATTATTAACTTTTATGCTATACTTATATATAGTATTGAGCGTTCACTCCGCCCAATGCTAATGTGCGTTAGAAGACTTTACTTTTGTAAGGTCTTCTTTTATTTTTCTTTTCCCTTAGGTAAAAAGGTGTTGCAGTGCGTTGCGTCTGCTGTCAAATCTCTGATGTGCCCCGTATGTTCAAGACAGTTGCATATCCAGCCGTAGCTGATTTTAAGACGGTGAGCACATTTTTTGCATATAGGATTTGAATTGCACGGGAAAGAATTACGCCTCCGTGGTTTCAGTTTGTACTTCTCAATACAATCCGGACAAACGCATCCTTCCGCTTCGTGCGCTGTTGTATAAGCTTGTCCGCATATCATACAGAAGCGCTCGTCCTTAAGCTTGTATTGTGATGTCCTTGAAACCTTACCCGTTATCATTCGCCTGCTCATTTGTTATTGCTCCCTTTTGCGTTTCCGCTTCGATAATCTCTGACTCGAAGTTTAAACCGTTACCTCTTATAAGCTCCAAAGCTCTGCTGAATTCAAACAGAAGTCGGTCATAAGCTTTTTGCAACGCCTCAACCTTTTTTCTTTCGGCTGCCTTTTCCTGAATGTTGGTGTAATAGCTGCTCTCTAAGTCTTTGACCTTTGCTCTGAGCTCCGCTATTTCTTCTGCCTGGGCAATAATAATTTCTGCTTTTAACATATTTGTTTTCCTTTCTTTGCAGTCAACTGCAATAACGCTCTTTTTTGATGTAGCCATTCATTGCCTTGCTGGCGTTCTCTGCCGCCCGCTTGGCAAATTCTTTTTGCTGTTCTTCGCTGTACTCCTCATACGGTTTATAGTCGCCGTCAGGTCCGTTAAGCGAAAGCATTCTTATTACTTTTATTTTGTTAGCCTTTTCCATTTCACCGCCTCCGAGATATACTATGCCGTTATGACTTGTCTGTATTTTTAGGAATGAGTAATACCCTGCCGCTGTCGATGTCGTATATAACATACTTACCTCTGTAACCGCTTTGATGTCGCTGCTCATGCTCCTGCCTTGTCAGCGCCTTTACATTTACGGGCGTAACAGCTCCCCGAGGGAGTAACAATCTTCTTGCAGTCCTCAAAATTGCAAGCTTGATTTTCTTACGCTGCTTGAATTCCCACTCCGCTATTTGCTTTTCGTGGCAGAATCCGATTATTAAAGCAATACAAACAATAAGCTCAATGCTTGTTTTTAAAGCTGTCATATCAATACCTCCTGCACAGTGCAAGTGCACTGCTCTTTATTTCCTCTTCGCTGACCGTGCCCTTATACTCGGGTGCCGAATAATAAGCGTCGGCAACAAATTCGGCTTCCTTGAGCGTGCGTTCCGTAACAATAAAGGGCCGCTTCGTTGCTCTATCCTCAAACAGATAATTTTGGTTTAATGTTTTTGCCATAATTAACCTCCTTTAAATTTGATGCTATTTGTCTTATTTTTTGCCTGCTCTTCCCAAGTAGCCCATCTGCAATTTTCAGGGCAATAGTTTCCGTTAACATCAATGCGCTCAATTGTGAGCTCGTCCGTATAACCATGTGACACAGCCCAGTTTTTAAATTCGGTGAAACTGTTATTCCATTCAGAACAAACCTTAATACCTCTGCCTCCGTAATACATATACCAATCGCAGTACTCATTGTTACAGCGCTTGCGCATATCAAGCCACTCTCTATACAGTCGGGTTTTGCTCATACCGTGTCTTTCTGTTAAGGTGCAGCCGCAGGAACGCACGGTACCTCTTATAAGCCGTTTTAATTCAACTTCAGTATTTTTACCGCAGTCACATTTGCAAAGAGCTTTAGTTCCTTGCACCTTAATAATGCTCAGCTTTCCATATTTTTCTTTTATCAAAGGTTTGTTCATAGTCAACTTCCTTTTCGTTTACTCACATTTCGTGAGTGTTAAGCGCAAAAAAATAAGTCACTTACCGTAGTGTGATAATAATTAGCAATTGAAGCTTTTATTTCGTCTCTCGGAATTCTAAGACCTAATTCATAATTAGATAATGCTGCTTCAGTTACACCTACGCCAGCTGCTACAACTTTCCTTGTAACTCCGCCTCTTAAATTTGTCAGTCGCTTGCCCATTTCTTCAAGTCCTATAAATTTTTCCATATTGTCACCTCCTTTGCTCACATTTCGTGAGTACATTTGCATAATAACACGCTTTGTTTTATTTGTCAACACATTTCGTGTAATTTTTTTATTGACTTTTTACACGCTTCGTGTATAATAAGGTTAAGGAGTTGAAAACTATGTTTAAAGATGAATTAAAAAGACTCAGGGAACAGAGAGGATTATCTCAAGCAAAACTTGCTTTAAATTTAGGATACGCACCTTCAACTATAGGTATGTGGGAGAACGGACAGAGAGAACCCGATTATGAAACGCTTGAAATTCTTGCAGATTATTTTAATGTTAATATGGAAGTGCTTTTGTCCGGTAAACTTTCGCCTACTAAAATCCCGGTGCTTGGAGTTGTAAGAGCCGGTATTCCTATGGAAGCGGTTGAAAATATTATAGATTATGAGGAAATCGCTCCTGAAATGGCTAAGCACGGTGAATTTTTTGCGCTAAAGATTAAAGGCGACTCAATGGAGCCTAAATTTTCAGAGGGCGATGTGGTTATTGTCCGTAAACAGTCAGATGTTGAGTCGGGCGACATTGCTATTGTATTAGTAAACGGTGACGATGCAACAATTAAAAAAGTTCAGAAATTCAACGGTGGTTTAAACCTCATTCCGAGCAACTCCTCTTATGATGTTTTGACATATAGTAATGAACAGATTGAGCAATTACCCGTTTCAATCTTGGGTAAGGTCGTTGAGCTAAGAGCTAAATTTTAACCGCTTCGGAGGTATATAAAAATGAAATGTACAAAATGCGGAAATGAGTTTAACTCAAAATTCTGCCCTAACTGCGGAGCAGAAGCTCCTAAAGAGATTACTTGCCCTAAATGCGGCAAAAAAACGCAGACTGGTTTTTGCCCCGACTGCGGTACGGAATTATCGACCGAAAATCTAAAAAAGATTGAAAAAAAAGAAAGTAAAAAATCAATACTAATTATCATTGCAATTGCAATAGTAACTATTGCAATAGTTTTTGCAATATATTGGAAATCAACTGAAGGTTCAAGGGAGCTTGGAAAAGCAATAAACAATATCGGTGATAGCTTTGGTCAGTTTGAACGAAACATTGAAACTGCCCGAGATTTGTTAGGCTAAACTGAAAGGAACAAATAACTATGAAATGTACAAAATGCAACACTGAATTCAATTCAAACTTTTGTCCGAACTGCGGTGCTCCTGCTGTGGCAGAAACACCTGCGCCCGTTCAAGCCGCTGCAACACTGCAAAGAAAAAAGAAAAGCAGCCTTATAATATTTGCTATAATTGCTGTGTTGATATTTATAATTTCAGTTTGCTTTATTATTCATTATGCTGTTAACTCTTACAAAACTGCGAATATTAACGCTTCTGATAATGCTTCCAATCTTTCTTTCCCTGTTAATGAAGTTTTAGACCCTGACGGAGTTATTTTTTCAGTTAAAAACGGAAGATTTTCGATAGATAAATTCTCCGATTATGTCAGCGATGATGGGGAGAGTTATTGGAATTTTAACAGCTCAATTAGAGGTGTTGATTGCTCAAAATGTATTACCATAGCCCCTGTTAGTTTTAGTAATTACACAATGATGTTTACTGATATAGATTTAACTACGCAAGGCGCTCAAGATATATATGATGCAATAAATTATTTTTACAAAGAAAAATATGAAACAGATAAGGATTTAACATTCAGCCGCACTGGTGAGGATGACGCAACTTTTGACAGTTTAAAATATTACACTCCTAAGGATTTAAAAACTTATGAAGCTGTATTTTGGGATGATGGATTTAATTATTCTATTGAAATAATTAAAAGTGCAAAATATAAAGATATTTTAACTATTCGTATAACAAAAGATTAAGTTTTAACAATAAAAAACCACTCAAGCGACTGGTCCTCGCCTGAGTGGTAGTGGATAAGGTGATAGAATGCTCAATTCCCCTTCCTTAGCCGTTTTCTATTCTATCACCTTTTCCTTGAAAAAGCAAGAAAAAAGGTGATTTTTGTATGCTTAACGAACAAAAGCGGGCAGCCGCATATATCAGAGTATCGACAGACGACCAGCTTGAGCTGTCACCCGATAGCCAGCTCAAAGAGATAAAAAACTACGCCAAGGCGCACGGATATACGCTTGACGAAGAATACATCTTCCATGATGACGGCATTTCGGGCAAAAACGCTAAACGCCGCCCGGGGTTTATGCTTATGATAGCAACAGCAAAAAAGAAGCCGAAGCCCTTCGATGCAATTATTGTTTGGAAGTTCAGCCGCTTCGCCCGTTCCCGTGAGGACTCTATCGTTTTTAAATCACAGCTTAAGAAGCTCGGCATTTCCGTTTTGTCTGTGTCCGAGCCTATTACAGACGATAAGATGTCAATAATAGTCGAGGGCTTAATTGAGTCTATGGACGAATACTACTCAGCAAACCTCTCGGAAGAGGTCAAGCGTGGAATGCTTGAAAAATTCAGCCGTAAGCAAGCTATGACAGCTGCGCCCTTCGGGTACCGCCTTGAGAATAAAAAATATATTCCCGAGCCTGCAGAAGCTGAAATAATTAAAGAGTGCTTTGACCGCTTCGTCAATAAAAATGATACTGTGTGGGGAATTGCCCGAGACCTGAACGCCCGAGGCATAAAAAGCAAAAGAGGAAATCCTATTGAGCGCCGAACAGTGCAATACTGGTTGCAAAATCCCGTATATATCGGTTGTATAAGATATACTACTGACGGCGGCGGCAGCCGTATGCGTTATTCTGACGGTAATTATTTATTGCAAAAAGACTGCCACGAGCCTATAATTGACAAAGCAACCTTTGAGGCGGCTCAAAAGATTTTTAAAAAAAACCGTGAAATATACAAAACAGAGCGCACCGTGTCTTTTCACGAATATGCGCTTAAGGGAATTGTCAAGTGCTCTGAATGCGGGCATAATCTTACATTCTGTACGCACAAAGAAGCTCCCCGTGTGCATTGTCCCGCTTATGTTCACAGCAAGTGCAGCTCCGCTTCGAGCGTTAAGCTTGACCTGCTCAATGAAGCATTGCTTAACGACCTGCGCTCTGCTCTTAAGGATGAACACTTGACCGTTGATTTTTCTCTCGCTGATGCAGACAAGAACAACATACAGCTTCAGCTTGAAGCAGAACTTAAGAAAGAACAAAAGAAGCTTGACAGAATTAAGACGGCATATGCTGACGGCATTGATACTCTTGAAGAGTATAAAGAAAATAAAACTGCACAGCTCGCCCGAATTGCCGAGCTTGAAAAGAAGCTTAAAACAGCTTCAGCACCTCTGTCCTCTGAACAAAAGCAAAAGCGCAAAAAAGACCTGCGCCAAAAGATAAAAACCGCCATAGACGCTCTGCAGTCAACTGCAATAAGCGAAAAAGAAAAAAACGCCTTGCTCAAGTCGTTCATAAGCAAAGCACTATACAATTCAAAGACAAAAACCCTGACCGTTTTTTATTATGCCTAAAAATTATAACAAACAGCAATACAGTCCGCCGTACTGTTATTCGTTGTTATTGGTGATAAAGTCAAATTTTAAGTGATTTGCAACAGATACAAAAACAGGGAGAGCAAATAGCTCTCCCCTTTTTATTTATTTCTTTACCTCAACATATTTTTTGTTAAGACTAATATATCCAGCACCGCTTTAGATTTATGACGCCTTCTTCGAGTTCGGTTTACCATATATCCACTCATTTGGCGCAATCTTACACCATTTTCCGTTCCAAGCAAGCGGTTTGAACTTAGTACCTTTGTATATTTTACGAATTTTTTTGCCGTTCGGCTTGGCACGAACCCAGAGCCAAGAACAAGTAAGCTCATACATTCCACTTTCCTGTCTTGACGGTGTAGACTGCGACGGCGAAGCGGTATTACTTATACCTGTGTAGCTATGCCAGTCTGCAACACAGACATAAGCACCATTTACTCTTCTTGTCTCATCGAACCAGTATTTAGAGCCTGTGTCGATGTGTACACTCGTATTCATAAGACCGATGCCGTAAATCCAGCCGATGTCCTGAAGGGCACAGACAACTTCTTTTGCAGCAAAGTATGTGCCATCCTGCTTTTTCACTTTAACATCTGCTGCCATACCGAAATGATGATTGTCTTTCGCACCTGAACCGCCAATCGCAAGGCTGTGCTTAATAGAGCGATAACCGCTTGTAACATTTATCGCCTTTGCACTCATATAGCTGAACAGTTTTTCCAAACCTTCAATGAGATATGGGCAAATAATAATCTCGTCATCTCCGTCTTTAGACTGAAATTCCTTTGCTTTGAAATGAGCAGACAACTGCTTGTTTCCGTCTCTTTTAGCTGAATACTTAACAGTAGGAAAGCTGTAATTGCGTGGGTACTTATACATTCCCATTATTCTACCTCCTCTCCTCCCTGAACTTCTTCAGTAAGTCTTATGTCATATTCTGTGCCATATGTAAGAGCTCTTGCGCTGTCGCTTAATCCTACGGTTGTAGGGTCTGTGAGAATGCCTATTCCCGAAAGGAATTTAACGGCAATGTCAGCGAAGCTCAGAACAACGCTTTCCGATACAGCAGGTACAATGTCAAGCATATCCAGAACATTGTAAACAAAGCTGATTACGAGTGCTATCATTGACGCAACAAACACTTTGTTTTTAAGTCTTTCTTTCCAGTTAATTTTCATTTTCAACCCACCTTTTCTTCTAAGTCAGATAATCTATGATTTTGCACTTTAATTTGTTCCTCGATTACGGGAATACGAGCAGCAAAATTATTGTGCTTATCAACCTTTTTTTCAAGCTGTTCTATTCTGTATGCAGTCAGCTTCGAAGAAGCGACAATGCCACCGAATGAGCCTACAAGTGTGCCTATAAGCGCAAGAATTGCAACTACTACTTCATTTGACATCATTCCACCTCCGGAATATCTTCATAAAAGCGAGCTTGCGACTCCGTAAAAGTAGAAAGGAAAAAGCATCCTGCCCAGATTGGAAGTATGTTGTTGCTAATGCTCATTTTCATTAAACTTCTTATTGCGGAAATATATTCTGAAAATGTTTTTTCGTAAAGTTCGTAAACGGTACCATTGTCGTTTGTGAATGTTCCTGTCGCACCTGATTTTATACCGTTAAGGTCGTTAATGGCAAAATCAAATATAACGGCTGATGCGTTATCCTTATGAGCAAAATCATAAAATCTGCCCTTGCCCCAGAGTGCAGTCATTCCACCAACCGAACGATTGTGGAAGGATGTTTCATAGCCTACATCCTTGTTAATCATTCTTTGCAATTCTGTGCCTGTAGCTCCTTGTTCGTTAGCGCCCCAGCTGTCACAAATCATTGTTACTGATGAACCGTAGGGAATTAAAGTGTTGTCGTGTTCATATTCATTCACATAAAATGTAAGGTTGCCTATTGAGAGGTTATCTGTATTACTCCGGACACCGTTCGGGTAATATATTTTTATTTTTGCTTTTTGATTCTGTGCTGCAAAATCAAAGCAAATTCTTTCAACCGTGTTTGTCGTCTTTGTAATAGTCTGTGAGAGTATCCCGTCAAGATACCACTCAATTATTAAAGGATAATTTTCATCTTTCGGCACGGAATAACCGTAACTGCCTGCGCTTCTATATCCGTTGCCGATAAACCCTTCAAAATAACCGTCCTGACCCTTTAAATCCACTTCCCACTCAATTCCGACCTCTTCAACAGCTGAATCAGACGAAGCTGCAAGCATTAAATCATACAGTGTTTGTGATAAAAAAGGAAAGTTGCTATCCGCTTTACCTATGCCTACACGCTTATTGTTGTAAGCTGTTCCGATTATGCTGAACGGCGGGGTTGGTTTTGTCGGTACTGTCTCGTTAACAGGTAAATATCTGTACATATAAGCGGTCTTTTCACAGTGTTTTGGATTTTGTCCGTAAATATACTGTGCATATGCTTTAAAACCTGTTTCTGTTAAGTGCTGTGCATCTTTAACAAAAGCGCAAATAATTCCGTCTGTTTCGTCATATTCAAGCGCAGGATAAACTGTCAATGTTTGATTTTCATTATCGTAATCGGTAATGTGGCAAACGGTATATTTATTTGAATTATCACCTGAATAAGCAACAATCATTGCCGTGTAACGCATTGCATCTGTAAAAGTCAAACTATTATTTGATAAATGTAAAACTCCGCTGCCTGCAGTACCGCTGAAAGTAAAAGTGCGGTTTCCAATGGCCGCTGACCTTTTTCTGTATATCAAAAAATCAGAGGTGTCAACATACAATGGACATTTGCTCGTTTTAAGATTTTTTATGTTTTTCAGTCGCATAAAGCTATTAAGCAGCTCTGTAAGTGCGCTGAATTCATCAGTGCTCTCAATAACACCGTCAGTAACTATACATTCAAGCACTCTGAGCTTGAACGGCGGTGTTCTCAAAACAGACTCACCTGCATAAATGATTATCTGTGCATCTGCAATTCCGCTTACTGCAAGAGTCTGATTTGTAAGCTCTGCTATTACCTTATTGTCAACAGCCTGTGCAGCTGTCAATGTAACTGTTTCGTCCGGCTTCCGAACAGCGAGCATAAGAGTTGCATTTGACGGTACGCTGTACGGCTTACCTTCGACAGTAAGCTGTGCAACAACAAATCTGCTACCGGCGTCATTTTGCACGGGCGTTATTACCGTATTTGCATTAGACAGCCAGAGGTCTACTTTGCGCATAATTTCTGTCATTTTTTATCGTCCTTTCTATTATTTAATGGCTTTAATAAGCTTTTCAAAATTTTGCATTGTGTTGACATTTCCTATTGTTAGATTGATATATTTTTCGCTTAGGCAATCATAATTAAACGCCGTGAGCCTTGCGCTGTACTGTTTCCCGTTAGGGTCGACAACAAGGAAATCATCGTAAGGCAGAATTTTATCTATTCCTTTGAATTCTTCTGTACTTGCAGGGTCAATCAGTGATATTTGACCACTAATCTGAGGTAGGTCAACCCCCTTGGCGAATTCAGCCCGAGCGCATCGGCGCAACTCTGTATACACCTGTTCGAGCGTTGAGCGCCCATCTTCCCCAAGCTTAAGCCAGCTATAGTGTATTCGCTTGATTTTAGGCTGTGCATAATCATTGATATGCGGCGAGTCAACATATATTTCGGGAAGCTTTACAATGCTGTTATCGCTGTTTAAACCTGTTGGTATAATTCGTGTTACAGTATTTTCAACGCTTATAGTTATATTCAAGTCGGTTATTTCCCTGCCGACAAAAACTCGGGGTAATTCTATTTCGCCGTCAAAATCATATGTTCTTGCTATTCTTGATAAGAAGTTAATTTGCCAGTTGTCTCGCTTTATTTCTCCGCCCCAGCGGTTTATAAAGCTGTTATCATCGGTTCCGAGAAGTGCCTCTACTGGGTTTTTATATTCCCAGTACGCCGTCTTATTGCTGCCTGTGAACACTTCACCTATACTGAACGGCGTTGAATAGCTTAACCCCTCTAAAAAGCGTTCAAGTGCCTGTTGCGGACTTGCCTCAGTAGGTCTTTTATCAATTATGAAATTATTCTCAAGGTCATAAAAGACATGCTTTGCTTTGTATTTGATTCCGCTGAGCGTTTTTTCTTTACTTTTAATTCGGAATTTTTGTTCGGTAAGCGACGGAATATCTACTGTTATGAGACTTTCAAGCTCAACTTCGTTTTCGGCGTTGCTAAGCTCAAGAGAAAGACTCAAATCACCGTTAAGCTCTCCGTGAACAGGACAGCTTATTGGCTGAATGACCGAGTATTCATTACTGTTGCCACCGGTAATAATTATATTCTTCATATCGTCAACTTCCTATAGCTTATTTTTGCCGGTTGT